GAATAATCAAAGAATTATATCTAGAAATTAGCTGAATTTATTTTTAAAATAATAAAGGGAAACCAATTACAATTTCCCTATAAATACTTAATGTATTTGTTTAGCATTATTGTCTTAAATTATTGATAGTTTTTATATAGGCATTCTTAAATTTAGAAAACCGTTTTAAAGTGAGGTAAAAATATTCTCATTTAGAAAATGAACCACGGTATCCCCCACCGTATCCCTTTTAGTACTCAAGGATGTTTTCGCAATCTAAATTCATTGGATAAGGTATTCCATAAGTCTTTGTATACCTACCGTACTTATGCCAGCAGTACAATGAGTCTAGATGGTCTATGTGCTTGTCATATATCTTATCGTGATCATAACAGAACACACCTTTAATGGTACGACAGAACATAATTAAGTTCTTGCCATATCTTTTCTTGTCTATTAAAAAATAATTCTTAATCATATTTACCTCTTAAAAAATAATTATCAATAGTCTCAATCTCGTCTTCTGCATCTGTTAGATTTTTTATAGCATCCTTAACATTATTATAAAAATCATCAGTAGAATGATCACCAATACCTACTGCGCTATTTGTTAATAAATCTAATGACAATACGGCTTTCTTAGCTTTTGCCATTGAATCTGAAATCAACATTTGATACAAATTCTCTTTATATTGTTTCTTGTTTTTTTTCATTTGCTTTTTGTTTTTTATAATTACTTCTAAATTTAGAGTCTCTAGATGAACACCAATCTAATATATTTCTTGAGAATACCCAATCATAGTCAACCGTTACAATATCTTTTGAGTAACTATTAACAATTTTATCAACTTCTCTAGAACTTGGATATTTGCTTTTATCAACTCTTCTTAACTTGTGTATTCTGCTTTGATTATCGGTTCTACACTTCACAGAGCAGTATTTTCTTGCTCTACCGTTAATACCCTCTTCTTTAGCCTTTTCAAAGATTTTATTACAATTTGCACAAATCATTTAGTCTTAGGTTTTGGATTGAGCAATTCAAACAAATCTTTTAATTTTTGGTCTGTATCCATATCATGTGTTTAAAGATTAATAATATTCAAATCTAAAAACCATGTCTGACAAATCCAAAATTATTTTTAAAAATATCGTATTTTGATTTATAACCTAATTTTATTGAGAATTGTCTAATATCTTCAACAACATCTATTGGCAAGACAAACCAATCATTGGTTTTATGTATATAAATTGCAAACCAATCTACTTCTTTCTTGTTGTAATTAACTCTAACTTGGCATTGATTGTCTTTCGGACGCACATGATCCGTAGACTTTACTTGAACCCTCTGTAAGGCATTATTTACATCAACTACTAAATCATACCTTATCTCGTGATAAAATGGCTTAGAAACGGTGTATCCTTCTCTTATGCATATTGTGGTGAATAGTGACTCAGCATACTCACCTAAATTCATAAAATACTTAGTCTAGCTTGATTTTCTTTATCTATTGAATAAACATCACGAACATATTCACCCAACTCCTTGCCTAGCATCTCTCTAAGTGATTTATCAAAGCTTAATTCTAATATTGATTCAACCCACTCGTCATTATCAGAGCATAGGTCAATATTTGCTCCCGTTCTTGAGAATGTTATCATGTCTGATCCAATAAATGGCAACCATTTGCTCCCAGCTTCTAACACCTTTAACTCGCTCTTACATCTATTAAACTCATTGTCAATTAATGGGGCAATAACTATGTCCATTTGATCAAAGAATCTAGCGTATTGATTTACCTTAACACCACCCGAAATAAATACGTTTTTGTTTTTGCCGTCATCCGTAAATATTCCTAGCTGATGATGCCAAACCTTTTTAGCATAAGGATTAACAAAATCAACACCCGACAATTGAAAAACCATATTTCTACGAAAGGTCTTGTTATCATTTAACCTTCTAAATGGTATTTTCATTTGGTCTAAGTCACCGTAGTGGGTAGTACTACCAGCATACCCTATAACCGTTTTATTCTTATTTCTTCTCTTTCCTTTGCTATCTACCCATTGTGGGTCATCATAATCAATAGCATTCTTTACTACAACTACGGGTTTATTGTCAAATAAATCTTCAATTTTCATTTTTAAATACTCCGTACTTGTCCAAACATAATCAGCAAATGCTATGTTCATTAGAAAGTTGTTCTTCCACTCACCATAATCCACATCATCTCGCCAAACTATTGGATGATGATTAGGTAATTCCCATAAATCATCCACATCAATAATTATCTTAATACCTTGTGATCTTATCTTTTCTAATAAACCAATATCAACATCTCCATATCCAATACTTCTATTGTAAACAAAGTAATCATATCCTTCAATAACCACATCATATGTGAAATTATATACAAAATCACAATGGTGTCCTTTCTTTTGTAGGTATTCAAAAGGTTTTTTTAATCTGTGATAACTTATAGCGTTATATTCAGATTTAACGCAAACTAAAAATCGCATATTTAATAAATAATATTATAAATGATATTATAATTAAAACAGAAATGAGTAAACCTAATGATTTAATTAAGTTTGAACATTCTGTCTTTCCAAAACGCATTTTATAATTTATCGGCAAGTCCATTGCCATTCATATAATCTTTAAATAGTTTCCAAGGGAAACCATCACCAACATCAAATTTACCCTTACCACTACCTCTAACGTGATCACCACTAACATCCGAATGTCTTACAATATTGTCCAAGTTTATATCATATTCCTTAGACCATTTGCGACACAACCAAACTAAAGAATCAAATTGTAATGCACCAACCCAATCAGTATTCATTACCGTATTCTTAAACGACTCAAATTGATTATTAGCATAGCTATGTCTCACTAACAATTCAACTCCTAGAAATGTGTTGTTTAAATTTGTTTCACCGTTCCATTCACTTTTACCAGCATGGTAAGCTTTTTTATCTTGAACTTGTGCCAATTCAATTTTACCGTCAGTATGAATAAATGCGTGAACACTTAATCCTATATCTTGTAAAAACTCTGATGCAGATTTAGCACCAAACCTTTCAGACATGGAATGTATAACAATTCCATTAGTATTACTTCTTTCTGAATTTGGTCTAAAAACTCTAACTGATGGTATTACTTTAGGTGCTTTAATCATTAATTTCTTGATAATAATTTTGAAAGTGGACTTTTTGGATTCTTTATTTTGTATATGTATCTAACATTATCATCATCAACATATAACCTAAAAAACTCATTATAATCTTGTATTTTGGCAGTTGTGGGTAATTCAGATAGATTATCTACCAAAACACCATCTACTCCTCTTGGGGGATAAAATCCTATGCTATTCATCTTCTATTATTCCTTTAATTTGATCTTCAATAAAAGCCTCTGAATACTTAGTATTTATCTTAAATAAAACACCTAGCAAAGTATCTATAATAGCTACACTAGAATTGTCAATACAATTAATGTGTGACCAATGCTCGCTAAGTTCTTCTATTAAAATTAAATTATTCTCAAATGGATTGTGCATTTTTTATATTGTTTTTAACTTTTGCCCAATATTGGATTGTTGATCTTTTTTTATACCCGTAAGTTCCTCCATTCCAATTTCTAGCAATAATCTCATTACTAGATTCTTGATGATGAAAATCTTTCCAAATATAATACATCTCTACTGACTTAGTCGCACTCCACCTATCTTTGTAAAAATAGCGCATCTTACTACCTTGTTTTCTTAAAATTCTGTTAATCTCTTTTACCATAACTCTACGTATCTGTAGTAATCCTATGCTTGGTGTACTCATATGTGTATCACCAACCGCCAATGAATCACCATTTGACTCAACAAGTATCATGCTTTCAAGCAAGTAATCTACAGAGTCTATTTGATGGTATTCTTTAACAACGGTTGTGTCTTCGCAAAGATTATCTATGGTGGCATTAGGTGCTACTATAGCACTCATTAACGCCATTAGTGTTAAAATCGTTTTCATAATTAAAATAATTCACTCTTCTGCGTTTTTTTAATTGATTGCTCAAAGATATCAATTCCATTCAAAAAATATCTGTTTTTCATTAGATTGTAATCTAATCTGAGGTAACCATTCTTAAAAACATCGAAATCTTTTACCTTTTGAGTTTTTATTATTACACTTTTATTTTCCTCCTCACTTTTACGATAAGGTCTCCAAACAGAAGAAACCGTATCTGATCCATCTGTTATTGATCCACCACCTTTTATCTTATACATATCGGGTTCGGGGTAGTTACCCGTCTCGTCAATTTGTGGAGTTAATTGATGGTAAACTACGTGATGACTTACGTCAAATTGTTTAGCAAACACCTCTTGTCTCTTTATAAATGATGTCAGATATTGCAAATCATTCATTGTAGTAGGCTTACTCACTTTTAAGAAAGGATCAATAACCGTTATGTTTACCTTATTAACCTTAATCAATGTTTTAAATTGATTCTCAATACTTTCTATGTCGTGATTTGACGGATATACGTAAAACAATCTATCATTGAATTGCTCTATCATTCTCTCACATTTTACTTTAGTGGAATACTTTGGATCGCATCCCAGCATTGTCTTCACCCAATCTTTAACAAATTTATGTCTAGGATAGTTTTCGGGTGAGAACACTGCTACCTTGGCATTTGGGTCTTTTAATAGCTTAATTAAAATCAAGAAATATAACCAAGATGACTTGCCTTCATTTGAATACCCCGTCCAACTATTTACCCATCCGTATTTCCACTTAAATATCCTATCATATTCTTTTATATGTGTTGTCTCAGCATTGCTACCTTGGTTTAACCAATCCCAAAATTCAGATTTATCATCGTTTACACCATCTAAATCAGTTAATGAATTACTTTCTACGTATTCAGAAAGACTTCTTTTCATTGATTGAATTGTCATCACAATCTCCTTCTTTGTTTTTTGAGGTAGATTGGTCTTAATTATCACCAAATTGTGGAGATAATTTATATTCTCTAGAAAGCTATCAATCATCCTTGTAATTCTCTATAAAAATCAACTACGTGACTTGCTAGTCTATTTGCCTTAACACCCGTAAATTTCTTTCGGGTCATCTTACTGACTTTTGCTCTATAGCCATTGTAAGTTGTTGGTAAATAACATTTGGTTTTAGCCATCCAATCATATCTATTCATGTGGTAAGCCTCTTCCAAGCTATCATACTGATCTATTCTTTTATGTATCAAACTATCAAGTAAAATCAATGATGCTTTGGTTGGTTGGTGTTTATGTTTAAAACTTTTTGCGGTCATAAATGTAATCTTTAACTTTTTCTAAATCTCTTTTGTTTGTAATCTTAATGC